AACAGATTGGACACCATGATTGCAGAGTGCGATTGGTGTTGGAGCAATGATTACTACAGAAGGAAGGCGGCAAATGGCAAAGGCAACTAGAACATGGAGGCTGACACGCAGAGGGCGCTTTGTTGTAGCGCTTGCAATTCTGTTGTTTGTTTCCTGGTTATTCAACATTACAACTCCTGAGGAGTGCAAAGTGCCAATAGGCGAGATGTCACAGTTCTGCGTAGATTTCTTATATCCGTGAAAGGAAGGCAAATGAAAAAGTTTTTACCGCTGGCCCTAGCGCTGGCATTTATTACACCTGCACAAGCAAATGAGATTCCGGGAACACGCGTAGCGGGGCAGGGCGCTGTTTGTGCTGAGGGTCAGGGCAAAGGCGTAGAAGTAAATGCAACCACAAAAGAAGAATGGAGTTATTGCATTGAGATTGTGCGCCCACCTGCACCCACAGTTCAGCAAGTAGAAACAAAAGCCAAAGACCAAGTGGCGCAAACAATTACAAACAAAAATGCACAAGATGCGCCTACCGTAACTGCAGAAACAACAGTGACTGCAGAACCAAAACCAATCACGGAAGAACTATTTAAGGTTGAAATCAATGCGACAACACAAGTAGAAACAATTACGGCCTTGAGTGTTGTGGAGAAAGAAGAAATATCAAAATTGCGTGCAGTATCTGAAGCACGAAGCACTGCAAAAGATTCTGCAACTGCGCAAGCACAAGCCGATAAAGGCACTGAATACTGCGTGAATTGGTCTGCACAAGGTCAATCAGGCACAGAGTGCGCATTAGAGCCGATACCTGCGACCACAGAAGAAGTTGAAGATTGGTGGGCAATCTTTGTTGCCGCTTTCCCCGACTGGTTTCAGATTCTATCCCCGACCTTTTGGAATTGGTAAACATAATGGAAATAAAAGTTACAGAAACAATACAAAAAACATGGAGGCTTAAAATGGAAGAAGCAATTTACACAGTCGTAGTCATTACAGATGGCAGAAAAGAATGGGCAAATAATTACAACAACGCCCTTGATGCAGTGAACTCTTACAATAGATTCATTGACCATGGCACATGCGTGCATGAGCGCGTGGTCAGCCTCGTTGAACCTAGCGGCAAATACCACACCAAAATTTTCTTAAATCCGGCAGGTTTGGCGATACACTAACGCTGTCCAAAAAATAACCTGAAAGGGGTAAATCATGGATAACAAGATAACTAGATGTAATTGCGGCGCATGGAAAGTAGTTGATGCGCTTTGCGGAGTCTGCGCCAAACTGGAGGTTAGGGGCTAGGGATAACCCGCCTCAGGCAAGCACTTTTAGTCGCCCTGATAGGGGTTGGGCTTGCTTTACCTCACGCAGAAGCGGAAGCACCAAAACCGACTGATAAGCAAATGCGTACTCACATGGTCAAATCCATGGAGCCAAAGACATACGCAAAATACCTCATCAAGAAGAAATGGAAGAATCACAAAACCCAATTCAGATGCGTAGCGCATTTGTGGGGCAAAGAGTCGGCTTGGAATTACAAAGCCAAATCACCGACTCATGATTACGGGATTCCGCAGAGGCACATGAAGCACAACACCGCGAAACAAATCGCTGACTTTATGAAAGACCCACAGGTGCAAATCCGATGGGGCTTGAATTACATAGAGCATAGATATGACTCTCCTTGCGGTGCGTTAAAATCGTGGCTATCAAGAGCGGATAAAAACGGTAGAGGTGGTTGGTACTAATGTCCATAATTTTTCCTAATCATTGGGAGCCTGTAACCCCTAACATTGACCCTGAAGAATGGGTTGAAGATGATGAGGAATAATTGGACAAAAAAGTTGTAAAAATAATTGAAGAAAGAGCGGGGGATTACTGCGAAGTTTGCGGTCACCCCGCTCTGCCATCTATGGCGTTACATCACCGGAAGTTGCGGAGCAGGGGCGGTAAAGACACGCCCAGTAATTTAATTCGCATACATCACGGGTGTCATAACTTACGCACTGATAGTATCCACCTCAATCCTGAAAGAGCGACACAAAAAGGTTGGATTGTTGGTTCATGGCAAGAACCACATGAGGTTCCTTTTTCTCGCCCTGATGGTTCAATCGTATTACTACAAGATGACGGCACAGTAAGTGTTCTCATGGAAGGTGACTAATGGAAATTAGAGTAAGAGGGCGGTTGGGTAACGACCCCGAATTAAAAACAGTTGGAGCAGATAACTTACAGTTAGTGAATTTTTCACTAGCGCATACACCGCGTTCTAAGAAAAATGGCGAATGGGTAGATGGTGATACGAATTGGTATCGCGTTGTGCGCTTTGGTGCAGGCGCAGAAGCAATCGCACAGACCGTAAAAAAAGGCGATGAAGTAATTGTTATTGGTTCCTTGAAACTAAATAATTACACCGACAAAAACGGTGTAGAAAAATCACAAATGGAAATCACCGCATCAGAGATTGGTGTGGTTCCTAAGATTGCACGAAACAAATCACAATCAAATGATGGAGGGCTAGAGCCATGGTAGAAGATAATCTCGTAAGCGCCGCAGAAGCCGCAGAAATCTTGGGCATCAAGATGAATAACCTGCGTCAGATTCAGCACCGCAAAACACTTGTATGGGTGCAGAAGGCTGGTCGTAATGTGTATTACAAGCGTGAAGATGTAATCAATTACAAGGCTAAGCGTGACGCTCGCAATGGCTGATTTAGAAAACTTACAACTTATGTTGCGCTCGCTAGAAATACAGGCGCGGCAACAAATCATTAGAGAAGTAGAAGCCTTTGCTAATGATTACCACCATCACATGAATGGCTTTGATGTTGTGCGTGTGGACCAGTTGCTTGATTTTCTGAGAGATATTCCTGATGATTCAAAATGACCCTGAAGTGCAGAGATGCCTGGACTTAATGGCGGAAAAGTTATACGCCATAGGTAAGGATTCACTGGCCTTTAAGATGGAGAATCTTATTGAATTACTTACAGAAGAACTTGAGGCGGACAAAAAGAAAAAACCCTAATATCTGTCCATGTCACTCACGATTACAGAAGAAGTCACGGTTGCAGATATTGATGAGGCTATCAAGCACATCTATAAGATGCTCAAGACCGATGAATACGGTAATCGCATGGATTGGCGCAAAAAAGAAATGTTACAAGCAAGCCTTGATGACCTTCTTGATGCGCGTTTATCACTATCAAAAGGAGAGAAGGTATTTGAGTGATGGGTTACTTTAAGTGCTTCTTGTGCTTAGGTCAGCCCACATTCCCTGTAAAAGACAATCAAGACTCTTACAAGGAATCACATAAGCATTACATGACCTACCATTTCAAGGAGCCACAAAATGCCACGCAAGAGCGCCAAACAAATCGTAAATGAAGTCATCTCAAAGGTAGAAGAAGAACTACCCAAGAAAAAGGCCGCGCCAAAAAAGGAAGAACCAAAAGAGGCTGTTGAGCATAATCGCCTATGTATGACCATTGTTGTACCTGGAAGCGCTTGTAACTGCCCTGCATCATTACAGAAGTAAATAAATAAAGCCCTTAGTTGCACTCCCCATCTTGGGAACTAAGGGCCTTATTTATCTCTGAGTCCGAATCAGTAGTGTCGGAAATTTAGCACTGTACAAAAGTAATCTCAATCTGTACAGAAGTTAGTTCAACTTGATTTACCATAATTTGTGTCATAATTTATGTATATGGCATTAGACAAAGACGGATTGGCTCAGTTAAAGCGCGAGAACCGCGCACTTGAGTTACGCCATCAACACGGTATGACTTTTGCCGCTATCGCTCAAGAATTAGGTTACGCAACAACTGCAGGCGCACATCAGGCGTATCGCAGAGCATTGAAGCGCGTTGAGATTGCAGAGCCTGAAGAATACTTAAAGGCTGACCTTGAGCGCCTAGATGAGATGACACAGGTTTATTGGCAATCTGCATTACAGGGTAATTTGAGAAGCGCAGACATGGTGTTACGCATTATGCAAAAGCGTGCAGATTTCTTAGGCCTAGATGCACCAAAGAAAGTACAAGCGGAGGTTGTGAACTATGACGGACATGGAAGCCTTGATGCGGAAGTTACAAACCTCGCCCGAATTATTGAC